ATATGTCAGAAGAAGAGATTCTTCAGTTTGTGGAGGAACAAATGAGTATTAGGGATTCTAATAGAATACAGGAACTTGAAGTAAAAGTGGATAAACTGGAAGTAATGGTTCGCACTTTACTTGATGCCTTTAATGAAATCAAGGAGCCTGATCGTGGCGAAAAAAAGAAAAAAGATTGACGAAGAACAATTAAAAGCAATCATAGATCACGAAACAAGAAACGCCCTTGGTTTTGGTGGAGAGCTTTTTGAGCAACGCAAAAAAGCCATAGATTATTATTATGGTGATCCTTTCGGCAACGAGGTTGACGGTCGCTCCCAAGTTGTTTCTACCGATGTCAGCGATGTTATCGAATGGATGATGCCATCCCTGATGCGTATCTTTTCGTCTGGCGATGATATAGGAAGATTCGATCCGCACGGTCCAGAGGATGTTGAAGCCGCAAGGCAGGAAACCCAGTATGTAAATTATGTTTTGAATCGTGATAATGACGGGTTTAAGATTCTTTATGACTGGTTCAAGGATGCCTTGATGATGAAAAACGGTATTACTAAAATCTGGTGGGATGAAACGGATGTAGAAAATCGTGAGGAATATACAGGGCTGACTGACCTTGAATATCTTAATATAGTAAACCATCCAGAAATTAAAGTATTGGAACATTCAGAAAATTCTGGAGAGGGTGAGATTGATCAGGGAATAGCGGAATCTGAATTTATAAGACCAGACGTACTGCACGATATAGTAATTACAAGAAAAGAAACAGAGGGAAAAATAAAAGTAATGGTTGTACCGCCGGAACAATTTTATATTTCCAAACAGGCGGATACGATGGAAGACGCAATATTCTTGGGCGATAGAACATTAACGACTATTGCCGAACTCAAGGAAATGGGGTTTAAGGATGTTGATGAACTTGTCGGCAATGATGAACAATGGTGGTCTGAAGAATACCAGGCACGGCACGACTACGATGATTCTTCATTAGATACGGGGATGAATCCTGGCATACACGGAGCCGATAGAAAAATATGGGTAGATGAATGTTATTTAAAAATTGATGCAAACGGTGACGGAGTTTCCGAATGGATCAAGGTCTTGAAGGCAGGGGAAAGAATACTTTCAAAGGAGGAAGTAGATGGGCATCCCTATATATCTCTGACCCCGATCCCAATTCCTCATAAGTTTTACGGGTTATCTTTAGCTGATCTGACTATGGACTTGCAATTAATCAAGTCAACCCTCTGGCGTAATATGCTCGACAACTATTATATGTTGAATAATGGGCGTTACGTTATGGTAGAAGGTCAGGTTAACTTGGACGACTTACTGACATCCAGACCTGGTGGGATCATCAGGGAGAAGGTTGCCGGTGCGGTTCGCAGACTGGAGCAACCGCCATTACCGAATTCTTCATTTACGATGTTGGAATATATAGACAAGGTGAGGGACGAGAGGACGGGGATCAGGGTATTCCAAGGACTTGATGCTGATACACTACAGCATACAACTGCCACGGCTGTAAGTCAGCAAGTTACTGCCGCAAATATGAAGATGGAATTAGTTGCACGGATTTTTGCGGAAACCGGAGTAAAGGATTTATTTTTAAAGATACACGAACTGGTCGTTAAACATCAGGATAAGAAACGAATGGTTCAGTTGACTGGACAAGACTGGGTTGAGATTGATCCGTTAGAATGGAGCCATCGAATGAATATGACTGTAACGGTTGGGTTGGGTAATGGCAATCGTGACCAGACAATAATGAATCTTAATATGTTGGGAACACATCTTTCTAATATAAGACAAGACCCGGAACTTAAATTTATTGTTCAGCCTGAGAATGCTTATAACTTGTTGAAGGAAGCAACCAAGGCAATGGGAATGAAAAACTATCAGGACTTCTTTACTGATCCCAAGATGGTTCCGCCAGAGCAAAGACAATCTCAAGAACAAGACCCAATGCAACAGGCACTTCAGCAGAAGGCACAGGCTGATATGATGAAAGCACAGAATGACCAGATGAAACATCAGATTGAAAGAGAGCGACTGCAAGCGGATATGCAACAGGATCAGGTTGAGAACAAAATGGATGTGGAAGAATTCAAACTTAAAATTGAAAAACTTAAACTTGAAAAAGACAAACTGCTTTCAGATATTATGATGGAGCGTGAAGAGAACCGTATCAAGTTAATGGAACTGGGTGCGGAAATACAAGAAAAACGTGCAATAAAGGTGGGACAATAATGGCTTTTAATTTTAATCCGTTAACTTATACGCCTTACAGCCAAACGATGGCTATGCCACAGGCTGATTACCAAGGAACACAGTTGCAGGGGTTGATGAATACTATAAATATGCTAGGTGAAAGTCCTATGGCAACGGGTCGTGCTTATGAAAACATTCCTCAATTTTCTCCTTTTGCAAAAACAAGACAGGATTATACAACTGGCGGTGGGAGTGAGTGGGGATATGGAGAACCTGTTTACGATGAAGCATCAGATTCGTGGGATACTCCTTATACGCAAGGAAACGATCCCAAGGTATTCGATCAGCAGGGTTATCTCGATGCACGGTTTGGGAATATAAATGATTATCTTGGTAAGCTAACTAATTTCTTTGGTGGCATCGGGAACAATCCTGCGATGCAAGCACAGCAAGTAGCAAACCAATACGAAATGAATCAGGCGGCAATGCCGCAAGTTGGTTCTATGGGAAATTATGGTGGGACTCCAACGGCAGGGGGCTTGAGTGGATTTGCCCAGACTGCTCCAGGGGGTTGGGGCGGAAGGCAGGTATCTGGTGGATGGGGTTCTCATCCTGTAGTTGGAGGATTACTGGGATAATGACAAGCAAGGATACAGAAATTTCAAGAGGCAAGAATGCCGAGCGTATATTAAATGATAAATTATTCAAGGAATCGTTTTCATATTTAAGAGAATTATATTTAAGTGAATGGGAAAATTCACCGGCAAGGGATAAAGAGGCAAGAGAATCTTTGTGGGTAGCAATTAAAATGTTAGGTACGGTAGAAGGTCATTTACAGACCATTATGCAAACCGGAAAATTGGCTGACCGTCAGCTTGAGGAATTAGCAAAAGCTTCTTCCGTCAGGCGTGGGGTGGCAAAATAAGGAGAACAAGATGGCTGAAGAACAAAAAGAACAAAATGCTAATGATGGGATTTTTGGAAAGTACGAGGATGTCCATAGTGCTGCGAAGGCTGTTGAAAGTCTTGAGCCTAATGAGTATCAACCCCGTGAATTTCCGCCAGAGGAAGACACTTCGGCTGAGTCTGAATCTGTAAAAGAAGAAGCCGTTGAAGATATAGAAGAACCTGATTCCGGTAATGAGTTTGTAGGTCAACCGGCTGAAGATGAAGAGGGTTATAGTATTGATGGAGTGAGTGTAACCTTTGACGAACTGAAAGCCAGTTACCAACGGGACAGGAAAAACACGCAAGGTTTGCAGGACTTTGATGATCAAAGGCAGAAAATGGGTCAGGCCCAGAACGTCTTAGCCCAACAAAGTCAGCAATATATGCAAGCTCTTGAGGCACTTGATAAGCGTCTGAACAACAAGATTGAAAAAGTTGATCAGGGCGAGCTTGAAAGGCTCAGAACGGAAGACCCGATGGAGTATTTTGCCAAACGGGATGAATTGCGTGAGATGGAAGAGGAACGTAAGATGGTACAGGACTCTGCTATGAAAGAGCGTCAGGCACAAATGTCACAGATGCAAGCAGGTCATACCGAGTTGCTCAAGAAGGAAGCGGACGCATTAGTGAAACATATTCCAGAATGGACTGACCCTAAAAAGGGAGGTGCATTACGGGATAAGTTGAAGGGTTATGCTTCAACGCAAGGATATAAACAGGAAGAGATCGACTCTATAGCCGATCATCGAGCCTTGATTATCTTGCGGAAGGCGATGCTTTTTGATGAGATCAAGAATGCGGATGCAGGTGGTAAAAAAACACGCAATACTCCAAGGGTACAACGCCCAAGGGGTTCGGACTCAAGAGGTTCTGTGGGTTCGGACAAGCGTAATCGTCAAAACAAAAGATTGAAACAGTCGGGTCGTGTTGATGATGCGGCAAGTCTGATTTTTGATTTAATAGAATAAGGAGCCAATTATGGCACAACCAAGTGAAACCTTTGATTCCTATGATGGTGCGAATAGTAATCGTGAGGATTTAACAAATATCATTTACAATATCTCCCCAACCGATACTCCTTTTATGAGTTCGATTGGTCGAGTTAAAGTATCTGCTACTACGCACGAATGGCAGACAGATTCACTTGCTTCTTTTACCGCTAATAATAGAGTTATTGACGGTGATGAAGCGACAAACGATGCTATTACTGCAACGTCCAGAGTAACTAACCTTACCCAGATTTCTGATAAGGTTATTGTTGTTTCTGGTACGCAGGAAGTAGTTAACAAAGCCGGTAAAAAGTCAGAGGTAGCTTACCAAGTTGCTAAAGCTGGGAAAGAGTTAAAGCGAGATATGGAATGTCGTTTGACTTCTCCGCAAATTGCAGAAACCGGTAGTTCTTCTTCCGCTAGAGAATGTTCTGGTGCGGAAGCTGTTATCTCTACGAATACCTCTCACGGAGTTTCTGGTTCTACTTCTGGTAGTGCCGATGTCGTGGATGGTACTCAACGTGCTTTGGATGAAGATATGATTAAAGCACAGATCAAAAACTGTTATACCCAAGGCGGAAGCCCTGGGATGATTATGGTGGGTCCACATAATAAAACAGTTATTTCTGGTTTTGATGGTATTGCTACATTGTATCGTGACCAGAAGAATGTTGGGCAGGGAGTGATCATCGGGGCGGCTGATGTTTATGTCAGCGATTTCGGTACTTTTAAGGTTATTCCTAATCGTGTCCAGCGAGATCGAACTGCTTTGATTCTAGATACGGATTACTGGGCGGTTGGTTATCTCCGACCATTCCAAGTTAAACCGTTGGCAAGAACGGGTGACTCTGAGAAGCGTCAGATGCTTTGTGAGTACACTCTTGAATATAGGAACGAAGCTTCTTCTGCGAAGGTAGCAGAATTAAATACTTCCTGATAATCATTGAGATCGGGGGGAGAAATCCCCCCTTTCTTTACTATGGATATTGATCCTAAATGGATACGGTATATTCGTGAAGAGCATATAAGGAGAGAAAGAATGAATTTTGATAAATACTGTTTTATGTGGTTTATCATCGGGTGGGCTAGTGCCGCTATGTTTTACTGGATGGTTTAGTTATGGCTGAAAAGAAACTTGATTCTGAATTTCGGGGGGATATTCTCAGGAATGTTTGGTATGATGAATGGAAGGATACCATTACATTCGAGAATAAGCAATGGATTGACCCGATATTAATGGTTAACAAAGAAAAACGCAAAGACTGGGACGCTCAAAGTAGTGGTGGTCGTGGCGAATGGCATCGAATTGCGTCTATTCCGTTGATTGTAGTAGAAGAGTTAATGAAAAAAGGTATTTGGGATAACACCGAGCGAATGAATAAATGGTTAAATGATCGTGATAATATAATGTTTAGAACGTCTAATACTAGACTTTAGGAGAAAAAAATGGAAATGTTTATGAACCAACCGTGGTATGCAATGGCGGCTGAAATCGTTATGTTCGCCAATACGGTTACTATGGCTATGCCATCAAGGTGGAGAGATAATGCTTTTATGGATTATGTTTCCAAGGGTATGAATTTTCTAGCTATGAATATATTCAAAAACAGAAATATGGATGATATCCCATAATGGCAATTAGCACTTACGCAGAATTACAGACTGCTATTAAATCTTGGAGTAAACGAGACGATCTGGATTCTCAGATTCCTGATTTTATTAAACTGGCTGAAACAAGAATCAACCGGAATATACGAATTAGGATAATGGAAACACGGGTTACGTCCGATACCGTATCCGCACAAGGTTATTACGGGTTGCCAGATAACTTTGTGCAGATGCGTCACTTTAAATTAAATACTTCTCCTGTAACGGATTTAGAGTATCTAACACCGGAGAGAGTGGATACATTATGGGCAGGAAGTCAAACTGGGAAACCTAAGATTTATACATTGCTTGGTGATGAAATACGATTAGCTCCAACCCCAGACGGTGTTTATACAATGGAGATGCTATATTATAAGAAGTTTAGTCCTTTGTCTGATTCAAGCACAACTTCAGAGTTACTGACTGCTTGTCCAGATATTTATCTTTATGGAGCATTGATTGAATTATCGGCATTTACAGAACATAATGAAGGTACATTAAAATGGACACAGTTATTTAATGAAACAATAAACGCAATGCAGAATGAGGATAACAGGGATCGTCATTCTGGTTCTGCATTAAGAGTAATACCGGATTTTCGAGGACCGTAAATGGCTGAACAAACAACTACTTGGGTTATTGTATCTGAAATATCTACAACTTGGGTTGATGCAACGGAAGACACAACAACCTGGACAGTTGCATAGGAGAATAAGATGGGTCTAGAGGCAGGAACATATATAGATAGTCTGGTAGCGGCTAATCCGCTAGGAACTGATAATAGGAACCAAGGCGATGACCATATTCGTCTTTTAAAATCTACCATTAAATCATCTTTCCCAGATGTAGATGAAGCGGTTGTTACTATTCATAATGGTTCTTCCGCACCATCGACACCGCAGACTGGAACAGTTTGGAGAGATACATCCGCTAGTTTATGGAAGTTTTACAATGGTAGCACTTGGTATGTCTTACCACTTGCCTTCAACGCTACTTCCAATTTAAATATTAGCGGTAACGCTTTAATAAGCACCGATACAGACGGGGACATAACAATAACTCCGAATGGTGCTGGCGAAATAATATTAGACGGACAGAAATGGCCCACAGCGGATGGCGATAATGCGGATTATTTAACGACAAACGGTTCTGGACAAATAGCGTGGACTGAAAATACAGTTGCCGCTTCGGTGACAAGTGCGGCGGCTTCAGCTACTACGGCTACTGCACAGGCCGTTATTGCCACTGCAAAAGCGGTTTTAACAGCGGCAGACGTAGTTTCCTGTAACGCTGTACTCGACACATTTGATGATGCGTTTTTGGGGAGCAAGTCATCCGCACCTACTTTGGATAATGACGGAGATGCTTTAGCTGACGGTGCTTTATATTTTTTGACTACTACCAATGTAATGTATGTCTATGATCTGGGAAATACTACTTGGTTACAATTGACTCCTACCGATGCAGAGCAAATAGCAATCAATGTCGTTGCTGGAAATATTTTATACAAAGAAGATTTAGGTTCCATTGCTGATGCATTGTCTACGGGTTCAGGTTCAGATATTACTACCGTTGCTGATAACATAGCAAACGTAAATACATTAGCGGCTTCTGCTGTAGTTACTGATATGGCTTTGCTTGCAGAGTCTGCCGTCATTGCCGATATGGCATTATTAGCCGAAT